AGAGCGCGGCGGACGATGCCGCATTTGGCACACAAGGGACCATTCCCGAAGCACTGAAAGCGATCCGCATGCAAGACAGCACCGCCGGCAGCGCCTTGGTGTTCGTCGTCAAGGTAAAGGACGCCACCGCCGAAATCACCGGTGCCGACATCGTGGGCACGATTTCCGAAACGGGCGAGCGCACGGGTCTCAAACTGTTTGAGACCGCAGGAAACAAGTACGGTTTCGAGCCGATGATCTACATCGCGCCGCGATATTCCGCACTGGATGCGGTGAAGCAGGAGTTGATCGTCATTACTGAGAAAACCGAGGCGATGGCATATATTGACACACCCGACGGCTGGGGCTTCAACCAAGCCATTGAGTCGCGCGGTGCGGAGGGTGACTTTGCCACACTCAAAGCCGGGCAAAAGCTTCTTTTCCCGCATGTCCTTGTTGCGAACCCGGAATATAACCCGGATGTCGAGGACCCAGGGGAAAGATACCTCACGCTCCCGGTGTCAGCTTACGCGGCGGGTTTGCGGGCCAAAGTCGATTTAACAGAAGGATGGCATGTGTCATCGTCGAACCACGCCTACACGGGGATCGAGGGTACCGACGTGCCCATCACGTTCGCGCTCTCAGATAAAACATGTGAGGCCAACCTGCTGAACGCACAAGGCATCACGACAGTTGTTAATATGTACGGCAACGGCATTGTGGAATGGGGAAACTACACCGCAGCGTTCCCCAGCACCACCACTCCCGACGCGTTCGAGTGCGTTCGCCGGTCACTGATGATCATGAAGCGTTCGATCACGATGGCCTGCGCCCAGTTTATCGATGTTAAGCAGGTAAAACAGGCCGACATCGACCTGGTTCGCAACATCGTGAACCAGTACTACAACCGGCTGACAGCCGAAGGTAAGATCGTTTACGGGCAGTGCTTTTTCGACCCTGCGAAGAATCCGGCCACCGAGTTGGCACAGGGATACGTCACGTTTTCCAACGAGTGGACGCCCGCCGTGCCTATGCAGCGCATGACGTTCGACCACAAAATCGACATTAACAAACTCTCAACCATCGAATAGCCATGAATATCGCAAAAGTTTACGACGCAAACGTCTATGTGAACAATGCCAGCAAGCACGGGCTGGCGTCGGAGATCACCGCCCCGACCATTACGGCCCTTATGACCGATTACAAGGCTATGGGCATGATTGGTTCGGCCGAGTTTTTCAACGGGTTCGATAAACTCGAAACGACGATCAAATGGACGTATCCGGACAACGAGGCGCAGAAAGCTTTCGGAAATTTCCTCAAGCCCGTGGACCTGATGATCCGTTCCAGCAAAGCGGAATACGACAACACGGGAATCACGGAGGAGAAGCCCATCGTGATGTACATACGCGGGTACTCCAAGACACTCCCCGGTGGCGCGTTCAAGGCCAAGGAGGACACCGAACTGGAGTCCACCGTTTCCGTCCAGTATTATAAGTTGGAAATAGACGGTGAGGAGATCGTCGAAATCGACGTAATCAATAACATCTACAAAGTCGGCGGCGAGGACTTGCTGGCTGAACGTAGGCAAAACCTTGGATTGTAATGGGACAGCAAGCACTGAATCGCAAGCCGAATTTGTCAGTTCGGCGGCGGCTCCAGCTCGACGCCAACACCGAGATCGCTGAGATTGGTATCACGGTACGCAAGCAGATGGAGCTAACCAACAACAAGAGCCTGACGGACGTCGAGCGCGGCATGCACCTGATGGCCGCCAAAATTCTCGTAAACGGTCAGCCGATCGTTTACGACGATCTGATGGACGGCTTCACTACCGAGGAGATGGATAAGATCACCGAGTTCCTTTTCCCCGACGCAAAAAAAGAGGTAGAAAGGGACATCTCAAAAAACGGATAAGGTCCGACGCTGGCGCAAGGGTGCTAATCAGACAAATCCCACATGCGGATATTGTTTTTTTAGCACACTTCACCGGCGGCGGAATAGATGGCGTTCTCGATCTGATCGTGGAAGATTATTTTGCCTACTTGGACCGCGCAGTCGAGATTTACGAAAAAGAGATCACAACACCCCGCCGGGTGGTATTATCCGGCATCGAAAAGCGATAACGACACATGGCAGCCAACACTCTGAAATTAGCGTTCATTTTGTCTGCAACGGATAAAATGAGCCGCATTATAGACGAGGCCGTCAAAAAATCGACGGACAAACTTTCTGCATTCGAGCGTACCACAAGCAAAATAGGTCGCTCAATGACGAAAGCAGGAACCGTCATGCTGGGCGCGAGCGCAGCCGTCGGAGGTAGTATTTTGGCCGTTGGAAAATCGACAGCCGATTACGCCGGTGATATGTACGATATGGCCCGGGGAGCCGGGATCGGTGTAGAGGCATTCCAAAAACTTGCGTATGCCGGTAGGATGTCAGGGGTCGAAACTGAAAAATTGTCCGCGTCGTTAGTGAAGTTCGACAGAATGGTCGCCGAAGCTACCGGCGGAAATAAGACGTACATGCAGACGTTCGAGGATCTCGGTATCAAAATCAAAGACAGTGCGGGTAATCTCCGCCAGCCGAACGAGATTTTCGAGGATGTAGCCGATATTTTTCATAATACCGAAGACGGCATCGGAAAGACCGCTTTGGCGGTTGAATTGTTCGGCAAGTCGGGTGCCGATCTGATCCCTATGCTGAACGATGGCAAGGCCGGTCTAAAAGCGTTTTACGCCGAAGCCGAGCGTTTGGGACTTGCGTTAAGTAACGAGATGATTGCCAAGGGCGACGCATTTAGCGACCAACTCGAAAATATCGGAGAGCAGGTCAAAGGCGTTAAGTTACAGTTAGGTGCAGCACTGATCCCAGCATTGTCGGCGGCAACCGAAAAAATATCAAAGGTTATCGATAAGATAACAAAATGGGTACAGGAAAATCCCGAACTGGCCGCCACAATCGGCAATATAGCGATGACCACGGGTAAATGGATCGCTATATTAGGCACGGCTGCCATTGCGATCGGTAGCGTGACGTTCATCGTCGGGCAGTTCGGTAAGGTATTCCGAATAGTGTCTGATTCCATAAAAATTGGTACCAAAATCGTCAGCGAGTACAAAAACGGCATGTTGTTGTTTCGTATGCAATATGCGTTATTCTCCGTTTGGTCGAAGATCGCCGCCGCCGGCCAGTGGGTATTTAATACATCCTTGTACGGGTGTCCAGTGGTGTGGATTGTCGCCGGTATCATGGCGATTATCGCAGCCGTGGTATTGTTGGTCAAGTACTGGGACGAGGTGGCCGCATGGTTTAAAAAGTTGTGGGACGCTATCGTCGGGATATTCAAAGCAGCGTGGGAAGCGATCAAAAAGGTGTGGAGCACTGTAACGGGCTGGTTCTCGAACTTGTGGGGCAGGATCAAGGCCGGTGCGGGGAAAGCTTGGGATGGCATCAAAAATACCATCAGCAAGGCCCGCGAGGGAGTGCAAAAGGCATGGGGATCAGTGAAAGGCTGGTTCTCTAACCTTTGGGGTAACGTCAAGAGCGGCATTTCGAACGCATGGGGAGGGATCAAAGACTGGTTCAGCAACCTGCAACCCGTCGAATGGATGCGCGGCGCGTGGGAGAATGTGGGGACGTTCTTCGAGAACCTCGGCCCCCGCTTTTATGAGTGGGGCAAAAACCTATTGCAAGGGCTTTGGAATGGAATAACCTCTATGGTCGATAAGATTGTCGAGGGAATGAAGAATATCGGCCGTAGGATTGCCAACGGCTTCAAGTCTATTCTCGGTATCAATTCCCCATCCCGTTTGTTCGCCGAATATGGTCTGAATATCACGCAGGGGCTGGTCGTTGGCCTTGATCGAGGGGGTGCAATCGTCGAAAATGCTACCGAGGGCGTGGCCATGCAAGCGACCCGTGGAATCACGCAGTCGATGCAATCCAGCACGGTGAATACCTCGACCATTGTAGGCGGCGGGAATACCGGCCCGTCCATTACCTATGCCCCGCAGATCACATTCGCCGGATCGACTACGCAGGAGGTGCGGGACGAGTTCGGAAAAATGCTGAAGCAGCATGCGAACGAGATCATGGAACTGATTCGTAAATATGAAGAAAACAAGACACGTTTGTCCTTTGCGTAATAGCTGGCACCCATGTTTGCACAACTCGGAGATCANGGGAAGCGCGGGACGAGTTCGGGAAGATGCTGAAGCAGCATGCTAACGAGATCATGGAGATGATCCGCCGCTATGAAGATAACAAGGCGCGTTTATCCTTTACGTAACGATTGAGAGCCATGTTTGCACAACTCGGAGATCACATATTTCAAGGGCTGAAAACCCCCGTATCGACCAGCGAGGCGGACGCCGTAAAATACGGCCAAATCCCTCGGGTCAACGACAAAGACGCCATCCAACCGACCGGCGCCGAGCTGCGGGAGATCAGTTTGACGATCATGTTTTCGTCTGAATTTTGCGACCCGCAGAACGAGATATTCGCGCTGAAAAAGTCGATGCACGCTTTCGAGGTGCTGCCGTACATTACCGGCGACGGGCGAATCGTTGGGAAATTCGTTATTAAGAACCTTGACATCGCCAACCAACAGTGTACAGCGGATGGATGGGTGGAGTTGGCAACCGTCACCGTGAATTTGCTGGAGAGTCCCGGCGAGGAGGAAGCGGCCCCGACTGGGCGGGCGTTGAGCAGTCAGAAGCCGATCGCGGCGGCGCCCGTCGCGCCGGTTCCAAGCCCGGCGGCGGAGATAACCGGCGACGTGACCGCCGCCAAGGAAAAGGTTAGCGGGATGAAGCAGGCGATCGCAAAGGTAAAAAGCAGAACCACCAGCCTAAAGCGCGGTGTACGTGAGGTTCGACAGTTGGCCACTGATGCACAAGGGTTGTATGCGTCGGCCAAAACCAAGGTTGCGGCCACGGAAAAAATAATCAAGCGTGCCGGCCAGCTCCCCACCTCGCTGGACGAGGCGCTGGCATACGCGGAGAACCTTGCGAAAATTGACAACGTGGCCGATGTGTCGGTTTTGGAGATGAACGTCGGCCAGCTATCCGCCAGCGCGGACAAAGTGACGACCAGCGCCACGCCGGTGGCGGGATTTGCTGGCACAAAGGAGGGAGGCAATTAAATGGCGAGTTTCAACTATACGACCGTTGAGGGCGACCGGATCGACCTGCTTGCTGCCAAGTTTTACGGCAGCATGGACGGTATCGCCATCATATCGGACGCCAACCCTCTCGTACCTCTTACGGCTGTTTTTCCGCTGGGCACGGTGCTGGTGATCCCGATCGTCGAGGACAGCGAGATGAACGTAAATGCCGACCTGCCGCCATGGAAGCGTTAGAGAAAGTCATTGCGAAAATTACCGTCAACGGCAAGAACGTAACCGCCGACGTGTCGCCATACCTCTCCCGATTGTCGTATGCCGACAAAGAGGAGGCGGAAAGCGACGATTTGACGCTGACGTTTGAGGACACCGCAGGGCATTGGCAAAACGGTTGGTACCCCGAGCAAGGCGATACGCTGGAGGTGTCGATCGGCACGCCCGACGCTCCGCTGGATTGCGGACTCTTTGAGATAGACGAGATCGGGCTGGAGTTTCCGCCCGACACGGTGACGATCAAAGCCATCGGTGCCGCCATATCCAAGGCGCTGCGCTCGCGGAACAGCAAAGCGTTTGAAAAACAGTCGTTGAAGCAGATCGCCCAATATTTTGCGACGAAACACGGGCTGAAGCTCGTGGGCAACGTCAGCGATCTGCAAAAAATAGAGGTCGAGCGCAAGACGCAGGAGAAGCAGACCGACCTCGCATTTTTGAGCGGGTTGGCCAAGGAGTACGGGATCGTTTTTTCCGTACGTGGCGATCAACTCGTGTTCATGGACACCGAGGAGCTGGAGGCCCAGCCCGTAGTGCAGATTATTCATAAAAACGAGTTGAGCAGGGCGTCGTTCACGGACAAAACAAGCCAAGTGTATGGCGGCGCCGTCGTGGCGACCCGTAACATGAAAACAAACAGCGTCCGGAGGTGGAAGATCGAGCCGTCAGACCAGGAGGGCGGCAAGGGCACGTTGACAAACGACACGTGGCAGGGCGACGTGACGGCCGAGAACGAAACGCAGGCCCAAGCCAAGGCCAAGGGCGCGTTGAAAGAGAAGAACAAGGACAAAATAACGGGTAGCATTACCGTTGTGGGGAACGTCAAGCTGGTGGCAGGGGTCAATATCGAGTTGACGGGCATCGGCAAGTTCTCCGGAAAATGGCATGTGGTATCGTCAGCCCATGACCTCGATAATTCGAGCGGCCACGTGACCACGGCGACAATTAGAAAAATAGAGGTATAGGTATGTTTCGGCTGGGTATAATATCAGAGATCGGCGAGGGTGAGAACCTGGGCTATGCGCGTGTTTCGTTCGACGAGAACGAGATCGTTTCCGGCTGGCTGGCCATCCCGTCTATGGCTACCTACAAAACGAAGCACTGGATACCGGTCGAGGTAAATGCGCAAGTGCTGTGTTCAATGGACGAGAATTGCGAGCAGGGCGCCATTGTATTGGTACTTTGGAGCGATACGGACACACCACCCGACTGGGCTGGACCTGACACTATGGGCGTAAAATACGCTGACGGCGCCGAGGTGTTCTATGATGCCAAGGCGCATAAGTTGAGCGTGAACGCACCGGATTCCGAGCTGTCGATCGCGTGCAAAAAATTGAACGTCGAGGGTGAGGTGAACATCACGGGCGACACCACTGTTACCGGGGAGATCACCGCCAGCGTTGAAGTTACCGCCGGAACGCAGAAAATAAAATTAACAACACACAAGCACCCGACCAGTACAGGCGTGTCGGGACCGCCAACACCATAAGCGTATGCCCGTACAGAAATCAGCATTGAAAGCGGCGATCAAGGCCGCCATGCTCGCCGAACGAGACAAAACAGATAACCCCGAGGCGTCCGCCGATCGTATCGCCGAGTCCATCACGAACGCGGTGGCTGCCGCGATCGTCGAGGGGGTAAATACCGCCGTGATCACGCTGGCGAATACCGCCGGCCCAGTAACGGGAACCATAACCGCAAGCGCCGTATGATTGCACCGAACGACACACGAAACTGGCAGGTCAGCATGGACGATCCGGCGGCGATCGTCGAGGGGGTGGATGATATTGTACAGTCCATCAATATCATCCTGACGACCATCCCGGGCAGCGATCCATTGCGCCCGGAGTTCGGCAGCAACGTGTACCAATATTTAGATAAACCCCTGCCATCGGTGTTGGGAAAAATCATCTACGAAGCGACCACGGCCATCGGCCGGTGGGAAAAGCGCCTCGATGTAACCCGCATTTCCGCGAGCCGTAACGATGCCGCCCACACAGTTTTTAAGATCGAGGGCACGGTGGTAGGATCGGCAGAACAGATAACGATAACAACGATCATATAATGGCTATTGACAACAATATCCCAACATTCGTGGAACGTGATCCCGCCGTAATCATGGCGGAGAGCAAGGCAAAGCTGGAGGAGCTGTTGGGGCGTGAATTGCAACCTGCCCAAGTCGAGCAGTTGATCCTCAATTTCGTGGTGTTCCGCGAAACGCTACTTGTGAACCGCTTTAATGCGGGTATGCGGCAAATGCTCTACCAGTTCAGCACCGCGCCAATCCTCGATTACATCGCGGGTTTGGTGGCCGTCGAGCGTTTGCCGGCGGCCAGTGCTGGGTGTACCGTCCGCTTCACTCTTGTTGCAGGGCACGGCTCCGTTTTGATTCCCGAGGGAACCCGCGTATCGAGCAGCGACGGTTTGGCGATATTCCGCACGATCGACGACGCCATAATCGCCCCCGCCACTATGACCGTAGAACTGTCCGTTTTGGCCGACGTTGCGGGCAAGGTGGGGAATGGTTATGCCGTCGGTACGATTAACAAAATACTGGACCCGCTGGCGTTCGTATCGACGGTAGAAAATATCGACGTCACGGGCGGAGGTTCCGATGTGGAGAGCGACGCGCAGCTCCGTGAGCGCATCAAACTGGCGCCATCGCAATATTCATCGGCAGGATCTCGGTCGAGTTACAAGTTTTACGCGAAAAGTGCCAACGCCATGATTACCGACGTGTCCGTGTCTTCGCCGGTACCCGGTAGTGTGTTGATCGTTCCACTGACGAATGAAGAGGAAACGCCCGCGCAGGTGATTACGGATGTGTACAACGTGTGCAACGCTGAGAATGTGCGGCCGCTCACGGACACGGTAATCGTATCGGCGCCGGAGCGCGAGGATTATGCGCTCATGGTGGACGTGGTGCTGTACGACGGCGCCGATGCCGCGACCGAGCGGGCAAGTATCACCAGCGCCTTGGAAGATTTTGCCAAGGAGAAGCGGGCAAAGCTCGGTTTGGACATCATACGGTCGCACATTGCCCAAGCGTGCCGGTTGTCCAGCGTGTACGACGTTACGGTCGTCGCGCCGGCCGCAAACCTGATCATATCGGACGAACAATTTCCAAATTGCACGGGAATAACCGTGAACGTAACAGGATTTAGCCGTGGATGACAAAAACGTCATAGCAAGCGCGATCAGCGACAACGAACTGGCACGGGCCTTTTCGGAAATGGTGGCCGACCGATGGGACAACTGGGACCTATCGGAGTTCCTGCCGTACTTGGTGGACACGGTAGCCCCGAGCGCCTTGCCGTATCTTGCCGACCAGTTCGACATCGACGGGTTGCAAGGATTCGGAATGGCAGAGACCGAACAGCAACAGCGGGACATCATTAAGAAGTCCATCGCGCTGCACAAGTTTATCGGTACGCCGTGGGCTATTCGCGAAGCGTGCCGCACGGTGGGGTTCCCGATCGTCATTTTGGAGGAGGGCGTAACGGCTCTGCCCGGCGGCCCTGAAAGCCCCGAAGACTGGGCGCGGTTCCGCGTATTCGTTGAGGCGGATGATAGCCGCCACATCACCGCCGAGGAGAGCCGAAAAATACACCTGTTCGTCGAGTTCTATAAAAATGAGCGGTCGCACCTGGTCGAAGTAGGCTATTATCAGAGAATCGAGGCCAGCGAAATAGTCTTCAACACCAACGACTGGCTGAATGTTGAAGTTACCACCCGCCGACGTGCATTCTCGGCGGGGTTTAATCGTGGATTCAAATAAAAAGGCAAGAATATGGCAAAAAAAGAGGACTTAAAGGGGCTGCTTGAGCAGTATTTCCCGAACAACGACACGGGCGAGATCACCGAGCCGAAGATCAGAGAGTTTTTGGGCAAGGTGATAGACTTGATCCCCGAGATCGCCGGTGGTGATCTCGCCGGTACGTACCCGAGTCCGACGGTTGGCGCGAAAAAGATTACCGCTGCAAATATAGCCGATAAAACTATTACAGCGTCCCAAATCGCAGAGGAATCATTGAACGATGAGAGCATTTTCGCCGACGAAATAATCACCGGTCGGGTCATACAGAAAAATGCAATAACTGCGGAGCTACTTGAAAGGACTTTAGCGCCGTGTGTTGTGGAAGGTATTAAAAATATCAGCATATCCAACATTCTCACAATTCCGATAACTGATCTTTTTACATATAATACCGCAAATGGAAAATGGCAATCAACGATAGTTAATATTACGAATGCAACATCGTCAGGTAATAATGCAGACCTGGAAATAAATTGCGGCGACATCGGTATCGACAAAGTAAAATTCAGCCAAATGCCTGCGATAATTCCTGTTATAATTATATCGGATGGCGATATTATTACTGTTAATGTATCAGTAAAAAGTGAGTTTAAAGGTCATAGTTATAAATCCGACAATATAATCCTTGTCTCACAAGGTGGATATGTAAGCCTTATGTTGGCTAAAACGAATATTGGATATTTTGTAATAGGGTCAAACAATCGTACAGATTTCTAATTATGAAGCAGATCGTAAAACCAATAGACGGCGTCCTGCATTTGATCGCCTACGACCAGCAGGGACGTGAGTTGTGGAGCCTGCAACAAAGCAACCAAATCGTAAACGGGGCCTATGAGATCGCCGCCGAGGCGCTGGCAGGATTGCCAAATGCGGCCATTTCAAAGGTCGCGGCGGGAACGAACGGAACCGCGCCGACCGAGAACGACACGTCGATAACCGACCCCACTATCGTCGATGTGCAGACGGTCGAGTACCCCGCGCCCGACACCGTGCGCTTCAACTTCACCTTTGGCTACATGGACGCCGCCGGAAAGTCGATCGCCGAATTTGGGCTGCTGACAACCGATGGCCGTTTGTTCGCCCGCAAGGTTCGGCAGCCGATCGAGAAAACCGAATACATGACCATCAAAGGTTCGTGGGAGATCAGCGGCGCCGGTATGGCAAAAACCCCAACGGAAGCCCCGAAATACCCCATCACGCTCACCATTGACAACTATAAAACCGGCGACGTTGAGGATAAAGGTAAGTGGCCGATAATATCGCTTTACGGCGTGGGCGACGCGGATAATGTTGCCGACTATAAAATTTATCTTTTCCGCCGGACAAAAGGGCGGTACAAGTTTGCGAGCGGTCCTACTGGATCGACGCGTAAAATATCCAAGACCTGGAGGCATCCCAAGCATGGGGTATCTATCGGGCAGGCAGATTTTGCCCTTGAATTTGGAAACGAATCGCTCGACAAAGCGATAACTGAGTTTGGCATAGAAAAATTCAAGGAATCGACATTAATCTACAATAACTCCCGAGCAAGTTTTGGGCACATTGTAGGCTGGATGTTTTGGTACGACTCGGGCCTGGAAACCACCCGGCTTTGCTTGGGCTTAACCTACAAGATCGAAAAGGCAGATTTTGACAAACCTGACAGCCCTAACCCGGATTATAAAAATTTTATGATAAAAAACATCGGATTTGCGGCATTCAAAAATGGGATTCAGGTGAGTGAGATCAAGGAATTTAAGGTAGTATGTAGTGCATCCTACGGGAAATTGGAATATGCTGTTTTAACTGACTAATAGCCGTTATGCCCTGGATTTGACCGTTCGGTTTTTGCCAACGGTTTGACGAGTCGGTTTTTGCCACTTGGACGATCCAGCGGTCTTTTTTTACTGCTGGCGATATGATCGCAATACCGCCGTTTTTTAGAGAACAATAAACTATTATGCCCTGGATTTGACCGTTCGGTCTTTGCCAACGGTTTGACGAGTCGGTTTTTGCCATTCGGACGATCCAGCGGTCTTATCGGAATAAAATATAACGACAAATATGGATTGGACGACAATCATCAGTGCGGCGATCGCCGCAATCAGCGCGGGCGGTGGCATAGGTATTTTTTTCGACCGCAAGCACAAGAAACGGGCGGCCGAGTTAGCCAATGAGTCCACCGTATCGTCGCAGTGGAAAGAACTGTTCGAGCGATCGGAAAAGAAAGTGGATGCCCAAAGTGACAAAATCGAGGGGCTTTATAAAACGATCGGCAACATGCGCTCTCAACTCGACGGGCTGGCATCGCAAAAGGCCGTGCTTACTCTGTACAAGTGCTGTAAAGTAAATTGTCCCGATCGGGAGCCGCCTTTCGGATCACAAGAGAAAACACATAATAAAAACCACGAACAACAATGAACAACAAACAAATCGAATTTGTCAAAAAAGTGTACCCGGCAGCGGAACGACTGGCCAAGGCCGGCGGCGTCAGCCCCCTATTCGTAACCGCGCAGGCGGCGCTGGAAACGGGCTGGGAAATCCGAGGGATCGGTAACAACATTTTTGGGATCACAAAAGGAAGCTGGACCGGCGACGTGTCGCTGGAGCTGACAACCGAGTATTTCAAGACCCCGACTGTGGCGTTCAAGGCTCCCGAGCGGGTTGTGTCGGTCGAGCAAGTTGCGCCCGATCGGTACAAATATCGCGTGTATCGCCTTTTCCGTGTATACCCGACCGTGGACGCGTGCCTCGACGATCACTTGGCGCTGCTGAAGAAACCGATGTACGCCGATGCGTGGCCCTACCGGGGTGATGCCAAGGAGTACGCCCGCCGCCTGGTGGACAACACGGGCGCAAAATACGCCACGGCGCCGAATTACGCCGCTATTATGGCCTCGGTGATCGACACCGTGGCAAACATCGTAAAATCACTTTAGCCATGAGAAAAATCTATTACAACAACCTGTTGGCCCGCCTGCTGTTATGGCGGAAAGATTACGAAACAGCTATGATTTTCGGTTTCATCTGCACGAAGCGCAAACAGGCGCAGCCGTTGAGTTCAAAAGCAGTGAACCACGAGGCCATCCACGTCGAGCAGTATATGGAGGTTACGGCCGTCGCACTGCTTGCCGCCTTGATGCTCTCTTTGGCGTTCGGGTGGGGCGGTTGGCCATTCGTCGTGGCGCTCCTGCTCTACTACATCATCTATTTTGTTGAGGCGGGGATTTCGTGGGTGTACAACACCGTGCGGCGGAAGCTCTCCGCGACCGCAGCGGCGGACACGGCCTATTACGCATCCATGTTCGAGATGGAGGCGCACGCCAACGAGGGAGATAACCAGTATATTCGCGGCCGCAAATCGTTCAACTGGATCCGTTATTTCGGGAAAGTATGAAAAAGTATCTGATCGTGGCGCTGGTAGCGCTGTCCGTGATTACGGCATTTGGCTTCCTGATCCATCAAAACAAAAAATTGCGGCGGGAGCGGGACGCATACCACAACAACACCGAGGTACTGCTGAGCGAGGTGGAACGTTATCAAACCAAAAGCGGCGAGCAGGCCGTTAGAGTCGGCGAATTGCAGCTGCGGGTGGCGGAGTTGGAGCGGTACCGCGCCGACGATGCCGCGTTAATCCGCGACATGGGCGTTAAGAAAAAGGAGTTGGAGCAACTGACCAAGATACAGCAGCAGACCATTTACAAGTTGCAGGGCAAGGCCCGCGATACCGTTTTTGTCGAGGTCACACCCGACAGGGCCGCCGAGGTTCCGGCAAGGTGCGCCGAGCATCACGACGAATGGCTCGATTTCTCGTGCTGCATTTTCCCCGATAATAGCTACAAGGCCGACGTCATAAGCCGCGACCGGATTACCTACGTGGAGCGCGTCAAATATGCGCGGTTCCTCGGATTCCTTTGGCGAACGAAGCGTGTCAAGTCGCGCGACCAATCCATCATAAACCACAATCCGCACGCTGAAATTATCGACGCAGAGTTTATAACTATCAGAAAATAGCGGCTTGCAATCGTTATAAATCGCTATTTTGTTTGTCCATTGTTTGTCCAAAAAGAATAATCCAACACGGGCTCTTTTACAAAAAACCGCCTCAAACATTAGTTTG